GACTGTCTTTTCAATTGATGTATTAGCTCTTAGTTTTGCTAATTCTTCATTCTGTTCCAACTTATCATCATGATTTTGTTGGTTCATCATAGCTTTCATACGGTCAAGATTTATTCTTTCTTGACCTTCGACCTTTTTACGCTCGTTATCTTGTGCTCTTAGGTCTAATTCTCTTGCTCTTAACTTAGCAATTGGATCATTACCTATACCAGATGTAATTTCTCTTTCTTCTTTTAAGAATTCTTCCATCATTTCAGCAATCAAAACAGCTTTTCTAGCTTCAATACGTAAAGTTATCTGTCTAAGTTGCTCTGCAACTTGTGGATTTGCTTGAGCCATCGCTGCCATCTGTTGCATTTGAGGAATTTCATCTGCAAATTCTATTTCAATTTGTTCTTGTGCCATCAAACTTATGTGCTCCATAATATTTTTTTCCATAGCAGCCATAATCATTGGATTATTTTGTGCCATGTTAGTTGCCATAAAATTTAAATGCGAAGTCATATGCGCTCTGTGGTCTTGTCCTGGAAACGCATTGAATGGTTTACCAGATAAAGCCATAATGTTTTCTAAAGCAGGGTCCATTGGAGCAGGTGGTTGAGGTTTAACTAAAACCTGATCAATATTTTTTACACCTAATGCTTCATACATATTTCTATACGCTGCATACATGTTGTGCATTTGCGGATTAGAGGTTGCCAGCTGCAACTCTGTCTGTGCGAGGGAAATACGCTGAGTTTGTGAAAAGATGTTGGGATCAGCAACTGGCAAAATATCTACCCGATCATCAAAATCAGTTTGTTTAACAAACCTTTGACCCCCAACTACGTCGTACGGATATTCCGGTGGTAGATATAACTTGAATACTCTTGCTAATAATTTGAATTCATTTTTTAGCGAAGAGTAAATTCTTTTGTGGATAGCTGACATAGTTCTAGAACCACGCTCAAGAAGAGCAACTGTTGTTCCAACTGCAGCTTGTTGATTACCATCACCAACTTGTAGATCAGCAATTGATGCAAATCTTTGACCAGCATTAACTACAATACCCATTAAGTTTAATAATGTAGCTGATGGTTCTTTAAATGGTAACATCATAAATGAATCTTTTAAATTTCCACCTGGTGCATCTACATCTCTAAATTCACCTGGTTGAATTGATTGTGCATCATCTCTAATTCTAATACCACGCATTTTAAATCCAGCAGGTAAATTAGATAAAGTCCCTGCGTCCAATAACTGACGGAGTGCTGCAGTTGCAGTTCTGCTCAATCCGCCAATCATATGGATTAAACCAAAGCCATAAAAGCCTAGTCCTGGAAGAAACTTGAAATGAGTAAAGTATGGTATTTTGTTTTTATCTGGATCACCAATTTCATAGTTACGTCTAATAGCTAAAACACTTCTTGTAGCTTCGTCTATTGTTACTATGTATGGAATTTTAATTCCTGATGGTTCACCTGTTTGAGGATCTGCATCTTCAAAACCTTCGATATCTAAATTAACGTGACACTCTAAAATAGTATAAACATCATCGTCTTGAGTTTTTCTTTGACCTTCGAGTTCTCTTTCTTTTTTCTCAACGTCATCTTCAACTTGTTTAGGATCACCTAATTCAATATCTAAATAGAAACCCGCAACTTGTTGTTTTCTTAATTCGTTCTTAGAAATTTTTACCCGATGGATGATTGCCTCTGCATCGTCTAATGAGGTAGCCGTGTAGGGTACAATCAAATCATCTGCCGGTACGAACTTTGATGTAGCTTTTTTAGATAACTCATCATAATAAGTTTTCTTAAAAGCTGACCCTGCTAATGGTAAATAAAATAGCATTTGATCAAAGTCGGGCTCATAGTCTTTCATTTTTTCCATGAGCTCGTAGTTCATAAAATCTTTAACACGTTGTGCTTGTTTTGTTTTTTCTTCGTTAGGTGCACCAATCACTTGAGTTCTAACTGGTCCATCTGCTGGTAATAATTCTTTATAAGCTAATGCTTGAAACTGTGTGACTGCTTCTGCAAGAACTGGATGTGTTGCACCACTAGCCCCTTGAAAAGGTTCTGTTCTCATATCATATTTAAAACCTAAAAGATCTAAACCTTGAGTGTAAGAACGTTCCCATTCTTTTCTACCCATTTGGTAATCTTGATATTTGGATGAAAGGTCTGCACCTATTTCATCTAAAACATTGTCTGGTAAAAATTCTGCTAAGTTTGCGTAGTGCTCTTCACCACCTTCTGGTGATGCAGCGTTTGGATCAAAGTCTATTTCAACTGATCCATCTTCTTGTTCGTTAACTTCAACAGGACCTGGAGCTTCACTAATTTCTTCTTGAGCTTCAACTACTGTTTCTTGTATCTCTTCTTCACTAGGAAGTTCTACTGAGCCTCTTGGACTTTGAGTCAGAGACTTGTCTATTTTGTCTGCCATTTTTTATTTTCTCCAGTTTCACTGTTCTAACAGTATTATAGTTAATATTCAACCCCTGAGGCGTGGGTCCGGATTCAGGCGGCAGGAGCCAGGTCTTAGGGTATTTATTCATCATAAGTGTATTTTTTCATATCTTCTAAATCTATCTCATCAATGTATTCTTCTACATCTTTAAGCTTGCCCTCTGCATCAGGTCTAGCTGTTGCTTCTTTATAAGTTATGCCTCCGGTTTCAGGGTCAGTTTCTATTTCCATTTCTATGTCTTTTTCTAACATATCACCTTCTTGTTTTCTTTTTTTAAGTGTTATTTTATTACCTTGCTCTGTAACTACAAAATCATCTGCTTGATAAACATCTGCAAATTCATCTGATCTATTACCCGTAAAATATTTCATTCCTTTTTCTTCAGCTTTTAATTTAACTTTAGCAATAAGATCAAGTATAAAATCAGGAATACCGTCTGCACCTCTTCTAATTATTTCAGTTGTCTTCTCTGCAACCGGTGCAGCAAATTTAAGATACTTTCCAATTATAGGAAGTGACATAAGCCCTGCTCCTAATTTTATAAATTTTCTTTTTGATGGATCATCAGGTCCATCAGCATAACCAACTCTACCACCCACTGCTAAAAATTGTTCAGGTATTTGTTGACCAGCAAATCTTTCGCCTGTTATTAAATTTTTTAATCCTTCAATACTAATAGCTCTTGCATTTGCAATAGCTTTATCTCTTGCGGCATTTTCTTTTCTAATTCTTATTTTCTCTCTTTGATACTTTTGTTCAGCTTCTTGTCTAGACATTTCTGATTTTAAATTTGGTGTATCAAAGTCTGTATCTAAACCAGAAAAGTCATCTGCAATTTGTTCTCTTATCTCTCCTTGTTTAACAACTGATCTTGCTTCTCTTCCTTCAGGGGATAACGCCATTAAATCTTTTGTAGAACCAATTAGATTGGTTCCAATTAATCCTCGTTCTAAGGCTTCAAATGCTGGCTTACCCTGTTCAAATGCTTTGTAAGTATCATAAGCAACTATTGGTGTTGCAGCTAAACCTAAAGTTTTTAAACCTGCGCTTATAAATTTTGCTTTTTTTATATCACCAGGGATATCTTTAGCCATCTCAAGTAAATCTGATAGGCCTGGTATTCTTGCTTGTAGTTTTGGACCATCAGAAAATTTTAATAAACCTAAATTTTGAGCTACTTTCGCACCGCCAGGAGAGGCTAGTTCATCAACATTTTTTAAAAATTTTTGTCTGTTTTTAAGTAAATCAAAATCTTTCCCTGCTACTTTTCTTTCTTGATCTATTTGATTTTTTAAATTTAATTCTATTGTAGCTAAATCTTGATCAGTTAAATCTTTTACATTTTTACTTTTTAACATTCCCATTCCATATGTTTTTAAATAATCAACTCCATAAACATATGGTTTTAAATCTTTTGCATTTACTAATATTCCTTGAATACGATTATCTGTTAAATCAACAACTGCAGATATTTTTTTATTATTAAAATCTATTTTATCTTGTATATTTTTTGGAATTTCTAAACCTTTATTAGTAGAACGTTTAGCTGTTTTAAGTAAATTTCTTTGTTCTTCATATAAACGATCTAGTTTATTTTCAAATTTTCTAACTGCCCCACTATTAATAGTAGGGTCTTCAACCCCTAAATTTAAAACATTATAAAGCTCATTTAATTTTCCAACTTGTTTATAACTAACTCTATGAGCAGTAGCTAAGTCTTCAAATGTTTTTAATCTACCAATATCAGCTTCAATATTTCTGTCAGAAACCTGATCTAATATTATTGCTCTAGGTGATCTATTTGCTTTTCTTTGTTTTGCTAAATTTTTAGAAAATTTATTATACCCTGCTACAGCATTGTCTGCTTGAGATTTAGTTTTATAGTATTTTGTTCCTTGATATGCAGAAGGTATTTTAGTGGTTTCAGGTGAACCAGGTATATTAAATGTTACTTTATATTTAGAACCCTTAGGAGCCAATACTTCTGTCTGATTACTACCTACTTTAAAACCTTTTAAATCTCTGTCTGTAACTTCTCTTACAATATTATATCTGTCTTTTGGAGCTTTAGCTTCTTGTGTCTTAAATTTTGTAGGTCTAACAATATTTCCTGCTTCTTCTTCTGCGGTTATAAATCTTCTTATAGTTGAGTCATCAATATTAACTCCTTCTTCTGCTAATTTTTTAGATATATAAGTAGAACCACCTTCACCAGACGTATATATATTTTTAATTTTAGTTTTAACATCCTCTGTAAAAGGACTAGTTCTTTTACCACTTTGTTTTAAACCAATACTGTAAGCTTCAGATGTAGTTGGATATCTTTTATTTTCTTTTATAAAATCTTCGTATTTATTTACTTGGCTTTTAAAAAATTTTAATTCATTAGTTTTATCAAGCTCTCTAAAATTTTTACCATATTTATCTTGAGCAGCTTTATCTAAAAGTTCTTTTCCAAATTTATCTTCATAAGCTTTAAAAGAAGCTTCTGATTTAGAAACATTATTAAAACCTTCTCTTGTACCAAGATCAGT